AACCACCAAATTTCATGAAAAGATTCATTTGTGCCCGCGAATACTTGGTCATATTGTTCTGTGTTGAAGTCAGTAAATATGAACCGCCGTAAATCGCACCGTAAAGGCTGAGTACGTCCATCGTATTTATAGAATTTATCTTTCCCCATCCAATACGCTATACCGTTAGCGTAGGCTACACAATTTTGCGAAGCTACAGATATGTTTTCGCCTACTAACTGCGCTGACCAAACAGCCGGAGCGCCTACATATTGTAGGGAATACAAAGAAGAATTAGTCCAGACCAGCACTTCTTGTCTAGCTTGTGACGCAGCTATGATCTCGGTGCCTCTAGACAGCCGTAAACTACCTGCCTGATTAGTAGCTGCAGGAGTCCAATTTACTGCGTTTTCTTGGTCAGACCAACGCACGAGCATCGGATCAACCGTGGCAGTACCAATGTCGTTAGTACCAAAACAAAATACAAATCTGTTAATGTCAGATACAAGTATTAAACTTTGTTGCGTAGGAACGTCAGAGGCGCCGCCAAGACTAGATAGTAAAACTCCGCGTGTAGAAACTCCACCAGTCGCATCCCAGTAGTATATAGGACCGTTGCGAGGGCCAAAGATGAGGTCTTCCCCAAAGTTTTGTTGGCTCCATAGGCGAATAGATTCGGCGGAAACAAGACCTGTACCCCACACACCGCCACCCCAAGTACCCGCACCCCAACCTGTCATAGGAATAGCATACGCTGCGCCCACGTTTATCTGGTAAGCTGCAGACACAGACCCCCCACCAGTCGCGGTAGATGTAGCATTTGAAGCTGCAGTTATAGTGTATGTAACCCCAGTGGTGTACGTAATTTGAAACTCACCGTCTATGGTAAGGCCACCTACAGCAGTAGCACCGGAAAAAGTAACAAAATCTCCATCTAGATACCCACCTGCAGCATCTGTAACAGTGACTATAGGAGACCCAGATACCGTCGCAAATGGGTCAGTCAGAGCTACAGTAGCCCGCAGCGGTGTAATGTCGTTGTACGCTGCGCCTTCTTCTAGGTAAAATTTTAAGTTAGTGCCCATCCCAAGTAGGTTTACACTACCTAACGTGACCCAGTTCCATAGAGACCGGCACACTCCTTGAAATGTAGTTGAAGATATACGTTGCCACCCACCGATTTTTTCCGGCAAACCTTGGCGAAATCGCACTTTATCGCTCTCATACCAACCACCTTCGGTAGAGTATCTAGTTTGTTCACGATTTACACCGGGTTTAAATAATATCTTCTGAAGTGGCATGATTTTACTCGCTACATACTTTCCCCAAATAACGGAGGTAATGTTGTTGCTTGAATAGATACACTCTGTTTTATGTTCAATACTTCTCCACAATCAGAGCAAGTATCCGCAGCTAACTCAGATTCGTCCAAATCAAACCCACAATTCTGACATACAACTTCTACCGTATGCGCAGGCTCGACCACTCCAGAATTTAGTGTTTTCGGCTTATAGGTTATTTTCATTTGGTAAAGCTCTCATTCTGTCTACTAATCTTCTAGCACGATTTGGCACTTGAGTATACCATTTGGAATCAACCATTTCATCTGCGGCTCTATTCCAGTCTCTTGCGTCCACACCTGCTTTCATACCAACAAATTTTGACAGTCTAGGTCGACCCATATTAAACATCATGTTGCACAATATATGTTGTAACTCTTCGTCAAGGTCATCAAAGTCTGGGTACAACACTTTGCACTCGTCTATGGTCACTGCTATGTCTAATGCGAACAATTTTCGCACTCGTTCTTGTTCGACTACAGTGCCGACTGGCTTGCCATATTCTTCGTCATGCTCAGTGATTAAATGACCCACACCACACGTTGGCAGTGCTAAGTGATCCAAATACACCTCGTATCTGCAGCCCTCGTCTTCGGCTATTTCTTCGCGTAATCTATCTTTGTTCATTATTTTACTTTCATGTATTTGCTTACAGCACGGTTCCCGAACCAGAAAGACATAATAGCCGCGAATAACCCTTGAGTCTCAGGAGACCACATAAGCTCTACAGCATCTTTCCAGTCCCCGCCTGCTTCAAGAACTTTAACAATTACTACTACTTCTACGGCAACAAACATTAAAAAGAAGGCGTAAGTAATAACAGGGCGCACGCTGCCCCTAAGAGCGTTGACAAATCCACCTGCATCAATGCTTCTATCATGTTCGTATATACCTTTTGTTTCCGCTATATCCGCTTGTTTATCTAGTTCTTGCAATTTTAACGCAGAACGTTTCTCCATCAACTCGGCTTCCATCTTCATGGTTTCCAGTTTTTGTTTATGCTCTTGCCCTGCCTTAAAAAAGTTTAACACTTCAGGTAGAAAACTTGTGCCAAACCCCAACAAACTTCCAAGTAAACTCATCATGTGCTTAATCTTCCTTTGGGCAAAGCCTGACACTTCCAAGATACAGGCCGATACCCTTTCATGTGCAGATGTACGCTTCTGGACATTTCCATAGCCCTAGCTTCGCATTTCTCGTAAGAACTATACGGCCCTCGTTGATCCTCCAGTTGCCAACATACAGTTGGCTGAAAAACCATACATGCAAGAACAAGGGCTTGAAACATATCACTCCATCGGGTGTCTAGTCGGGTTCATTAAAAAACGTATCTCTGTTTCAATAACTGATACGCGCCGAAGTAAATCAACAATCTTGTCCATGTGCATACTGTTGCTATTTGCCGCCTCAAACAAACCTTCAATGGCCTCGTTATTACGCATAATGTCACGTTTCATATTGACGTTTTCTTCAATCGCCATGCGACTGGACATCTGTTTCACAGTTTCTTCTAGCTGTGAAATTGTCTGTGCTTGCTGCCCAACCCACCATACGCCGCCAGATATCTGCAAAACCATAGCCACAACAAGGGCAACAGGGATACGTAAATTTTCCATCACTTTTTACTCATCCATACAGATGTACCCATATAAGCACCAACAATACCAGCACCTGCTAAGTAAAACAAGTTGCTGATATCCCCTAACGCTTCTACACGTTCTATGCTTACAAAGAACATAGCTAAAGTAAATGCACCCATTGATACCAAGGTAGCTGTAGCCATACGCCGTTGCGCGAGCAATTTACGTAACTCAGCTTGTTCTTTTTTGATTTCTTTAGCATGCGCTAGTTCATCATCAGTAATAATACCGTCACCATCTAAATCGTATTCTGCATACTCGGTGTTTGATTCAAATTTCTTCTGCGCCATTATAGTACCACCACAAATAAAAACACAAATAAACCTAAAGAAACGCAAACAATTGTAGCCACAAGAAGTACATTTTTAATCGCTTCTTCAAACTCTCTAGCTTCTTCAATTTTCTTCCTACGTGCTATAGCTGCGGCTTCTTTAGCTGCCTGTATCCTACGCGCGCGTTCATCTATAATAGATTGCCATGTTCCAGGGCCAAAACGTAAATCTATAAGATTGCGCATTTCCTGCATTTTTTCTTGCGCAAGGCGCGCGTCTATGACTTCCGACGCAATATTATTTACGCCAAATTGGTCCCCAATTCCATGTCCAGAGTTTTTGGCACGTTTCTTCTGTACCTGCTTCTCACCTTCAAAAAGCTGGTCTATGTACCCGGCGATTTCGCTAACGTCATTTGCTGTGTTGATAGCGGATTTTATTCCGTCTACAGCACTTTTTACGAGCGCAATTCCTGCTAAAGTTTCTGCAATCACGGCACACCCTCACACATATAGATATAGTATTCGCAGCGCTAGGGCGGAGTGTTATTATAGCATAGCTTCTTATTATTTGTACAGGTTCGTAATTATTAGCCCATTTTAATAAGTACAGTAACTAACATCGCAATTATTGCGCCTAAACCGGCTACAAGAAATGTCTCAAGGCGTTTTAGTCTGTAGAATATCTCTTTAAACTGGATATTATTTTCAGTCTCTAGTTTAGTAACGCGAGGTTCTAAACTATCTATCCTACTGTGTGCCTCAGATAAATTTCTTGTAGCCATTTTTAAACCTCAATTAACCGCAGACTTCTCTACTTCGTCTTCATCGCTTTCTTCTACTGATGCGATAAGACCATTTGTAAAGACATCTTGCGCGGCCTGAACTTGGTCAAGCTGAAAACGAAGACCCG